CTAGCCATATCGACGGATCCGGCCCTGTCGGATCATGCGCATGTACACGCGCATGATCTTCTCGGTGACGTTGAGCTCGAGCGCGAAGACTGCTGGGTCTTCCGTCGTGATCGAGAGGTGTTCGAGGCGGCTGGGGCGGATGAGCCGGCGCGCGGCGATGCGGTCCGCGCGTTCCTCCTGGAGGTCGTTGGTTCCGACGTCGCTGTGCTCGAAGTGGACGATTTCGTGTGCGATTGCGCAGCGCTCGACGGCCGCATGCAGGTTGGAACGGACGAACACAGCTTCGTGCTCGTCCGAGTAGCAGGCGACCATCTCGGGGTCCGGAAGATCGTCACGGAAGATGATCGGAAGGTCGAGCAGCTCGGCGTGCACCCACGGGTCGTAGTCGAATCCGCAGGGGCCGTCCTCGAAGTGGTTCACTCCGTACATGAACGCAGTGCTGCGCACAGGCGCATCGATCACTCCGAGATAGTCGACGAAGTCCGCCGGATTTAGTGCAGTACTCAAGCCAATTCCCTCCCGCTACGCCCCGCCCCGCTCGGGGTCAATCGGCGTGTTGTCCTTCGAAGCGGCAATCGCTGTGCTAGCGAGCGGAACCGTCGAGAGATCATCCTGGCGGCGACGTCGGACATTCAGGTTGGTGACGTTCGCCGGCACGCTGAGCCCAGCGATGAACGAGCCTGCGTCGAGGCCGAGGGCATTGCAGATGACGTCGATGTCGGTGAGCGTAAACGCCGCTTCATGGCGGAACCGCATCGCGACGTAGTTGTTCGAGCGTCCGATCTGGCGAGCAAGCTCGCGCTTCGAGATGCTCCGCTTTTCGATGACCTTCGACAGGGCATCGGCGACGCCGCGTGCGAACTCGGTGACCGCGGGCTCTGACTCTTTGGGGCTCATGGCATATGAGTGTACCGAGATAGATACGTTTTTGTCTAGGTTCAAACGCATCGGCGCTCACGATGAACTTATTTCGGCGCGTCGGGGTTGACAGTGAACCGAGATAAGTTCACTATGAATCCATGACACCCGAACTCACCCTCCCCCAGCGAGTAGCCGCCGAAGTGCGGGCCGAAATGGGGTGGCAGAAGAAGCCAATCCGTGAGCTCGCCGAGGTTCTCCAGGCGCCGTACCGGAGCGCGAAGCAGCGCTACGACGGCGAACGTGAGTACCAGCTCGACGAGCTCCCCAAGATCGCCGCGTGGCTCGGCGTATCGGTGACCCAGCTGACGACCGGGCACCGTGACCGCGAACACCAGGACGCGGCATGAGCGAGGCAACCACCTGCGACACCGTTCTCGACATCAAGCAGGTCGCTGAGCGCACGGGCCTCGCCGTGAAGACGCTCTACAACCTGCGAGGCCGCGGGGAAGGGCCCAAGTCGTTCGCCCTCCGTGGCCGCGTCCGGTACTTCGAGGCCGACGTCAACGCGTGGATCGCGGACGCGGCCTCCGCCGCCTGATTCAAACGGAAACGCCCCCGCGGCAACGGGGGCGAATCACAGAAAGGGAGCACCTCAGATGCTCAAGCTCATCGTACCCGACGACGTCCCCCGCCCGATCGAGGCGAAGGCGCACGTCGCCAACCAGCATCCGCTACCCGACTTCTCCTCGCAGGCGGGCCTCGCCGCCCTCCGTCGCGGAGCGGCTCTCGCAGCGCAGGAGCGGGCGTCGTGAGCACCATGACGCTGCCCGACTACCTCGGCGACGCGAAGCGAGTCCGTGAGGCTCGGGCGCCGATCGAGGCCGACCCGTTCAAGGGCGCGTTCCTCACCACCATCTGCCCCGGGTGCGGGCACGACGTGAACGCGTTGGTGGTCGACGGCCCGGATCCCGTATTCGCCGACCTGGTGTGCCCGCGCGTCGGGTGTGGTCACGAGTGGACGGAAGCGGTCACGTGATCCTCCTGCGCTGGGTAGCGATTCTCTGGGCCGCCCTGTGCCTCATCGGGCTGACGTTCGCCCCGCACGGGTGGCCTTCCACCATCCTCGCCGCCGTGTTCGCGGCCCTGTTCCTCTTCATCCTCTGGACCTTCGGCGCGTTCGCCCAGTCCGACCCGAACTCTCGAAAGGCCGACCATGTCGACGATCGACACCGCCCGTGACCGCCTCTCCGCCGCGCGCTCCGCCGTCATTCGCGCCGAGGAAGCCCTCAGCAACGCGATCCGCCGCCGTGACGACGCGGAGGAAGCCCTCTACCGCGCTGAGGAGCAGGACCTTGGAGGTGCGGCGTGACCTTCACCGTCGTCCACGTCCAACCTGACACTCCCGAATGGGAGCAGGAGCGTCGTAGCAGCATCGGAGCATCCGAGCTCGCCGCGGTGATGAACCTCTCCCCCTACGCGACCCCCCTCGACGTGTACAAGCACAAGCACGGCATCGACCGCCCGTTCGACGAGCTGCTGTCGTTCATCGGCCACGAGTCCGAGCACATCATCGAGAAGTGGGTGCACCACTTCTCCGGAGCCGACGTCACCCTGCGACCGGCGTTCCTGGCCCGCTCGGTGGAGTACCCGTTCCTGCATGCGTCGTTCGACCGTGTTAGCGAGGACCCGTTCACGACGTGGCAGTTCAAGACCGCCCACCACTACACGGGGCACAAGTGGGATGACGGGATCCCGACCGACATTCGCGTGCAGGTGCAGGGCGAGATGCTCGTCGCCGGCACCCGCCGCGCCGCCGTCGTGGTGTGGATTGGCGGGCGGGAGTTCCGCCTGTTCTGGGAAGACCGCGACGACCGGTTCATCCGCGAGCACCTGATCCCCGCCGCCCGCGACCTGTGGGCGCGCGTCCAGGCCGGTGACCCGCCTCCCCCGTCGACCATCGCGGAGGTCAACGAGGTCACTACCGTCGACCGTCCTGTGGAGCTGTCGGACCGGGCGTTCGAGACGTTCGAGCGGATCCAGGTCTTGAACAGCGACATCACGGCGCAGGAGGAGGAGCGCGACGCCCTCAAGGTCGCGTTCGCGCAGTACGTCGGCTCGGCCGACACCCTCACCCGCGACGGCCGGAAGGTCGGCACGTGGAAGCAGCAGAAGGGCCGTGTCGGGTTCGACCGCGAGGGTTTCACCCTCGACCACCCGCGCCTCGCCGCGAAGTACACCCGCACGGGCGCACCGTTCCGCGTGCTCCGTGCCACGAAGCAGAAGGAGCAGAGCAAGTGAGCAAGGACCTGTCCACCGCGGCCGCCGCGGCGAAGTCCCAGCCGACGATGAAGGATCTCGTCGAGGCGCAGCTGCCCGCGATCGAGCGTCAACTCGGCGGGGCGATGAACTCCGACGCGTTCGTCCGCGCCGTGCTCTCCGAGATCGGCAAGTCCCCCGACCTGATGAACGCCGACCCGAAGACCCTCCTCGGCGGGGTCATGCTCGCCGCACAACTGCGCCTCGAGATCGGCTCCGGACTCGGCGAGTTCTACCTCACCCCGCGGAAGGACCGCGGGCGCCAGATCTGCCTCCCGATCATCGGGTACCAGGGCATGATCAAGCTCGCGCTGCGCTCGGAGTATGTGCTGAACGTGCAGGCGTTCCTCGTCCGCGAGGGGGACGACTTCACCTACGGCGGGAACTCCGAGCGTGGCATGTTCTACGACTGGACACCGAAGGACTTCGAGGAGTCCCGCCCGTGGATCGGGGTCGTCGCGACCGCGAAGATGCGAGGCGGCGGGACCACGTGGGTGTACCTCACCCGCACGCAAGTCATCGACCGCCGCCCGTCCTACTGGGCCTCCACGCCGTGGAAGACCAACGAGGACGAGATGGTCAAGAAGACCGCCGTCCGCGCGCTCGCGAAGTTCCTCCCCAAGTCGACCGACCTCGGCCGCGCGCTCGAAGCCGACGAGGCGAAGGTGCAGCACCTCAAGGGCGTCGACGAGGTGCAGGTCACCCGGCTCGATGACGACGCAGAGACCTTCGTCGTGCAGGAGCAGGACCCCATGTCCCGCACCCCCGAGGAGCAGGCGGAAGACGAGGCGAACCGATGACACTCGTCGACATCCCCACCCCGGCCCGTTCCGGGGGTCGCCGCCGTGTGCCGTGGCATCACATCCAGATCACTGAGACGTGCTGGCTGTGGACCGGCCCCGTGCACAAGGGCTATGGCAAGGCGTCCGGCACAACCGCGCACCGGCACGTCTGGCTCGCTGTGGGTCGCAGCATCCCCACCGGACTGGAGCTCGACCACCTATGCCGGAAGCCGTTGTGCGTGAACCCGAACCACCTCGAGCCGGTCACCCGCGCCGAGAACGCCCGCCGCCGCGGCCTCGCGGTCGTCGCCTGCATCAACGGGCACGACTACACGTCCGAAAACACCTACGTCCGCCCTGACGGCAACCGCGACTGCCGGGCGTGCATCCGCAACCGCGTCGCGAAGTACCGCAGCACGCGTCAGGGCGGAGCAGCAGCGTGAACAAGTCAGCCGTGATCGCCGAAGTAGATCTTGCGGAACTCAGCCGCGGACACGTCGACCGGCATTCCGAATTGCATGACAGGACCCGGCGACGCCTCCGCTCCGCGGTAGCGAAACGAGTATGCGCGTACAGGCTCTGGGCCGTCCTGAGTCCAGAACGTGTCGTGACCATCCTGCAGGAAGCCCTCGTATCCGTCGTCGGCCGTAGTCACCGTCCACCCGATCTGACGTTCGGGGTCGCGTCGAGCCGTGAACCTCACGAGGCGCTCGCCAATGCGGAACACGGCGTCCCCCTCCGCCGGGAGCTGGCGATACGACTCGAACACCGGGTACTCATCTTCGCTCATGCCCGCACTCTATCGGGGGTGACCCGATGAGCATCATCGACGACGCCTTCGCTGCCTGGCGCGAGTGTCGCGGCGAGTACGACGACACCCTCTATGCGCAGTACGAGGCAGCCGAGGAAGCGACGAACGGCGCCATGCTGAACGCTCGCGGCCGGAGGAAGGGTGTCGACCCCTTCTCGCTGTTCATGGGCAACGAGACCCGTGCGCTCGCGTACGCGTCGGAGGAGCTCGTTGAGCACTGGGAGTCGCACCCGCGGATCACGTTCGCCAAGTTCGAGCGGCAGTGGCTTGCGCAGCGCGAGATCGAGCTCATGGAAGGTGCAGCATGAGCGCCGTACTGGAGGCGAACATCGCCCGGGCGCTCGTCGCGGCGCAGGAGGCGGAGGAGCAGCCGTGGGAGCCGAACCGTCAGGTCACCCTCGATCAGCTGCGCATCGTCGACATGATCCACGAGGGCTGGCCGCAGTGCCGCGTGTGCGGGCAGGCCGTTCGTGAGCTCGACCCGTTCGGCCTCTGCTCGAAGACCTCCGTCTCGCATCAGGAGCGCCGGGGTGTGCCTGCAGCGCGGACGAAGACGGGAGCCCGGTCGTGAAGAACCTGCCTGCCGGCACCGCACCGGAGACCCAGCCGCGCGAGCCGCGGACGCGGTGTCGACCGTCGTGCTGCAAGACCCCGTACATGTGCGCTCGGAAGCGGGCGTGCGACTGCCACAGAGAGGAGAAACGATGAACCGCCGCAAGGGCCAGAACCACCCGCCTGTCGACATCAAAACGCAGGTCATCGAACGCGACGGCGGATTCTGCCTCCTCGCCCTCCCGGGGTGCGCGGGCGAGGCAACGACGACGGATCACCGCGCGAACCGCGGCTCAGGCGGCAGCCGCGTCCTGAATGAACCGCGATGCCTCGTCGCGGCGTGCTGGCGGTGCAACGGCGCGAAGGCAGATGCCGGGTCGCTGGTGCTCATGGAGCTTGAGGAGCGAGGCCTGTACGTGCGGAAGGCCGCGACGAACGAGGAAACCCTGCAGCGCTGTATCGCCACACCTGTGGAGTACCTCGACGGCGAGCCGTTCTATCTCGTGTCCGCGACCGAGCGGCGACACACCAGTGAAGGGGGCCCGGAATGAGGATCCGGAGCATCAAGCCGGAGTTCTGGCGTTCGCCGGACATCTCCTGCCTGAACATCGAGGATCGGCTGTTGTTCGTCGGCCTGTGGTCGTACGTAGACGACAACGGCGTCGGGGAGGATCGCGAGTCAATGATCGCCGCGGACCTGTTCGCAGACGACCTCTCGCGAGACCCGAGCGAGACATTCGCGAGGGTGTCGCGAGGCCTCGCGAACCTGTTCGAAGCCGGTCGAATCGTCCGCTACGAGGTCTCCGGTCGTCGATTCCTGGCGATTGAGAACTGGGGTCGGCACCAGCGCATTGACAAGCCCGCGAAGCCGCGTTTTCCCGCCCCGACCGGCCATTCGCGAGAGTCTCACGCGATCGTCGCGAGCGTCCCCGAAATCGTCGCGCCTGGAACAGGGGAACAGGGGAACAGGGAACAGAGGAACAGGGGAGCAGAGCGCGCGAGCGCGCCGCTCTCCCCCTTCTGCTCTAAGCACCCCACCGGCACCGAGGATGCCTGCCGATCGTGCGGCACCGCCCGCACCGTGTACGAGCTCGCTCAGGTGGACGCGAAGTCGAAGCCCACCTCCGAACCCTTCACTGTCCTCCCCGGCACGGTCTGCCTCGACGGGATGCACACGCTCCTCAAGGACGGCACCTGTACGCGCTGCGAGTACCGGGCGGAGGTCGCCTGATGGACGGCTTCCTGCCCGTGAGGGTGAACGTCCCGCTGGACGCATACCGGCTCCTGAACGCTGAGGCCGCCCGCCGCGGGGTCGACGTCGCCGACGTCATCCTGCAGCGCATCACCCCACCCGCTCACGGCGGCTACCGACCGAACTCCGGACGCCGCAGCGGATACACCACCCGTGCCGGTGAGGAGATCAGCGCGGGCCGCCGCTTCAACCAGTCCTGGGCGGAGATCAGCCGGCACCTCGGGATCTCCGAACACACCGCCCGCACGTGGGCGGCGAAGTACGCCACCGAAGTCAGAGAACAGAACATGCGCGACCGCGCAGGAAGGAACGCATCATGAACAAGCGAGACAGCCGCCCAATCGAGGTCGGGGATCGATTTGAGCCCCGAGACTCGCGAGACGCCGGGAAGATCGTGGTGGTCGTGAAGGCCGAAGGACTTTCGGACCGAGGGCGGGCTCAAGTCGAGCGCATCGAAGCAGGGCCCGAGCGGGTGTATGGCGTCGGTCGCGAATCGCGCATGGCGTGGGCGCGCGAGCGTCACACGACATACCGGATCCGCACCGAGGCGCATCCGAACAATCGGTCTGCGGTCGGTCGGACGGTTCGCGCTCAGGAGAACACACTGCGCGACAAGTACAAGCGGGTCTCCAGCTGATGGCCGGCGAAACCGTCATCACCGTGGTGGGCAACCTCACGGCCGACCCCGAGCTGCGGTACACGCAGAACGGCCTCCCGGTCGCGAACTTCACGATCGCGAGCACCCCGCGCACGTTCGACAAGGCGACGGATGCGTACAAGGACGGCGACGCCCTGTTCCTCCGGGCATCCGTCTGGCGGGAGTTCGCCGAGCACGTCGCCGGCAGCCTGACGAAGGGCATGCGCGTCATCGCGCAGGGCCGCCTACGCCAGCGCTCCTACCAGGACCGCGAAGGCAATCAGCGCACCGCGATCGAGCTGGAGGTTGACGAGATCGGCCCCTCGCTGCGGTACGCGACCGCGCAGGTCACCCGTGCGGCACGGCCGGAGGGCGGCCAGGCGGACCGTGGGCGCACGGAAACCGCGACCGACACCGGATGGGCCACGACGCCCGCCGGAGGCGCGCAGGACGCGTGGGCGACGCAGGGAGGGTTCGGCGATGACACTCCATTCTGACCGCCCGCTCGAGGCCCAGCTCGCGACCGCGCGAATCCTGCTCGCACAGTACGCGGTCCAGATCGACGAGTACGACGGCATGAACCGCGAGCAACGGCGCAGCCCCCGCGGGCGCGACCTCGCGTCCCGGATCAACGGCCTCCGCGCCGGACTCAGGAAGTGGATGACCCGCGCCGCCGAGCTCGAAGCGGCAATCGAAACAGCGAAGCCAGGAGAGGGATCATGACGAATCTCAAGATGTGGGAGATCGAATAGAGTGGACCACTCGTGCGGATCGACAAGCATAAGCTCCCCGACCTCGACGATCTGATGCTCGACGTGCTGACCACGCCGGGAGTGGCGGACCGCAACCGAGAGATCTGGGAAGACGCCGCCTACGACGGGGAAGACCAGCCGACGAGCATCCCCGACACCGACTCGTGGTACCTCGGCGAGGCGCTGGTCGGCTTCTACCGGACGAACCCGTGCACCTGCGGCGAGGAGCACCAATTCGACATGGCTGAGGTTCCAATGGATGACGTCGGCCAGCCCATCGGCGCCGCAGCCCGTGGCGCATTCCTGGGGGTGTTCTTCCGATGAACGCGATCCTGTGCGTCGCCGCCTGGCCCGGCGTCCCCTCGGTGGCACCATGCAAGGCCGCCGACGTCCACCTCGAGACCTGCACGAACGACGACTGCCGCGGATGCTTCCCGAGGGCGGCGGAGCGCGGGTTCCTGTGCGCCGCGCACTACGACCGGGTCGAGCACGCACTGATGCGGTGGGACGACTTCGAGCGCCGCGCCGCACAGCTCGGCCTGTCGAAAGCCGTGCAGCGGGACACCGCCGGCGTCCGCACGAGGGCCGAGGGGCACGTGAACCTCACGGGTGTCGCTCTCGCGATCGACGAGTGCGAGACGTTCCTCGGCCGTGGCGGCACCCGCGGCGTAACCGCCGCGACGTGGGTGCAGTCAGAGCTCGGCGCCTCGAATGCGATCCAATTCGCGGCCGCCGCCGAGCGCGCGTACCGCTCCCACGAAGTCGAGGAACGCCCGCACCGGATCCGCCGGGTCCGGTGCCCGGAATGCCAGCAGCAGATGATCTGGCACCCGCCCGCCTGGTACGAGGGCCACGTGACCGTCCGCTGCACAAACGACGAATGCCGCCACGTCCTCAACCAGGACGAATACGAAGAACTGGAGAAGACGGCTTGACCAAGAAAACCGTGGCCGATTCAGGCATGAGATATCGAGCAGAGCACTCGCGTCCGATGCTACGACGTGCTCACGCTGGCAAGGGTCGAAATGGTGGAGAGGACGACAGCCAGCGCAGTGCAGCCGCCGGCAGCAAGAGTAAACGCGAAGGTGCCGGTATCCCCCTTCGGGGTGCTGTAGAGCCCCTCCTGCACCTCGCGCGTTCTGCCGCGAAACGCAGAAACACCGGCAAGGGCCGTGAACACAGCACCCAGGACACCAAGGACAAGCGCGGCGACGAGCACGATCATGCGCTGAGCGTATCGGTGAACGCGCTGCGAGACACACGCATTGCGGCTAAGGAGATGATGACTTGAACGAGACCCCGAAGGAGTGGGTGACCGCGAAGGAAGCCTCCGTCCTGATCGGCCGGCACGTCTCGCAGATCTACCGGTGGATCGGCGCGGGCCGTCTCGCGACTCGGGTCCGCGCCGACGGCGTTACCGTCGTGCTGTCGAAAGCCGTCCTCCGCATCGAACCGAGTGTCCGCCGGGGACGGCCGCGCGGGGCGGCCCGACGTCGGTGACGTGTGGGAGCATCGGCTCATGACCGAAGCCTCGGAAGACGAAACGCCGGCAGAACCCGAGACCGCCCCAGATTCCCTGGCCGACGCCTACGTGAAGCTGAATAGTCAACTCAAGCGACCCGGCCTTGGCGCAGCACAGCTCAAGAGCATCGGGAGGGGTTTTCGCGGCATGCTCCCGTCCATCAATGTCGAGCCTGTCGACTTCCTCGCGGAGCCCAGGCGGAAGCTGCAGGAGCAGATGGCCCGCGACCGAGCGGCAGTCGAAGACATCATGGATGCGTTCGAACCTGACACAAGGCCCGACGAGATCGCCGCGAACACCGCCCGATCGGCGGAGCTCATCTCGGAACAGAATGCGGCGATCGCGCAGCTCGTGGAACTGACACTGTCGAACCTCGCCCTGTCCGAAGCTCAGCAGAAGCAATCCGAGCGCACAGAGACGTTCACGAAAGTGATGACCTGGATCTCGGTCTCCCTCGCGTTCGCATCGCTGATCGCCGCGATAGTCGCAATCTCCGTCAGCGGCTCGTGACACGCTGACGGTTCCGCGTGCATAAATTCGCGAAACCCGCAACGATAGAACGTAGATGGTGGAGCACTCCGCCCAGACCGAAGCCCCGGCCCTCACGCAGAGGACACCGGGGCTTCGCTCGTTTGGATCTACTTCTCGACGCTGACTCCGCCAGGCTGCGCTCCACCGCGCAGATGACGGTATGCGGCAGCGAGGTCCCGCAGAGCAGCGGCTCGCGTGTTCACGTTCAGGTGATCCGCCCCCTTCACTTCCTCCGCCTGCTCCTTGATCGCGACCATCAAGGCCTTGAACGCTTCTTCGTGAGCGTCCGCCATGGCGCTCCCCCTTTCGTCTTACCCAAGCCCTGCGCACGGGTATCGCACAGCATAGGTCGCGCGGCCGACATCACCGTCGACGGCCGTGCGTGGGCAATCCGCCTCGGACCACCTCTATGCCGTCGACTGCGTAGATGCGACGATCAGCCGGGCGCGGGTTTGCTCGACGCTTCGCCTCACTCGCGACACCGAAAGCCGTACGCCTCTCACGCTCCCCCGGATCAGTCCGCGAAAACGGCACACCCCGCCGAGGCTGCCGTTCGACCGGCTCCTCGCATCGAACGCCGTCAGCCGTCTCGTGGATAGACATGCGGCCGTCGCTGCGGAGCGCATGGGACTCCCGACAGACCGTGCACTCCCTGAACTCCAGCATCCCCACAGCATCCCAGACCGCGCCGACACAGCGCATCCCGCACAGGGCAAGAGGCCCGAGTCGAGGTGAACCATGGCCGCAGCACCTCGCGTCCGCAAGGCGCATCGACCAGTCGATGACCAAACGCGCGCGGCCATCCAGGACGCCGCCCGCGACGGAAAACGCAGCCGCAACTCGATCGCTCGCGAGTTCAAGGTCGCCGGCGAGACAGTCAGCCGGATCTGCGCCGAGGCGGGCATCACGTTCGACCGGACGAAGACCGAGGCTGCTGTCCGGGCGCATGCGATCGACCTCGCTGAGGAGCGTCTGTTGCTCGCGAAGATGATGGTCGTGGAGGTGCAGGAGCAGCTGGACATCCTGAACGCCCCATACATGGTGTGGTCGTTCGGTGGGATGGACGGCGAGATCCACTCGCACCTCCTGGACTCCGCCCCGATGACGGAGCGCAACACCGCGCTCCGTTCCGCGGGCATCGCGTTCGACAAGGCGACTCGCATGGTGGAGAAGTCCGACACGGGCCTTGAGCAGGCCGTGGGTGTGCTGGACACGATCGCTGACGGGTTCCGGGCCGCGGCGGAGAAGTACCGTTCGGAGACGCCGACCGATGCGCCTGAGTGATGTCGAGAAGCTCGTGTCCCGGGCGCAGATCCTCAGCATCGTGGATGCCCTCGAACGGAAGTTGTCCCTCTGGTACGGCTCGGTGTCGGCGGGCAAGACGGTCGCGTCGCTGTTCGCGTTCCTGCTCGCCGTCGCGGTGGCCCCGAAGACGGGGATCATCGTGGTCGTCGGCCGGACGATGACAACGGTGTACCAGAACGTGTTCGTCCTGTTCCAGAACACGGCGATCTTCGGGACGCTGATCTCCTCGCAGATCCAGTACACGCCCGGTGCATCCTCGGCCAGGATCCTCGGCCGCGAGGTGATGGTCATCGGCGCGCACAACGCCGAGGCTGTCGGCCGCATTCAGGGTTCGACGGTCGCGCTCGCGTACGTGGACGAGGCAGCACTGCTCCCCGAGGCGTTCTGGAACATGCTCGTGTCCCGCCTCCGTGTCGACGGGGCCCGGCTCCTCGCGACGATGAACCCCGCTTCCCGGAACCACTGGATCCGGAAGAACTGGATCGTCCCGGGCGCGGCGAAGAACCTCGTGTCGTTCCACTTCACGATGAAGGACAACCCGAACCTGCCGGCGGACTACATCGCCGACATGGAACGGTCCTTCTCCGGGGTGTTCTACGACCGGATGATCCGCGGCGAGTGGACCAACGCTGAGGGCGCCGTGTACCCGATGTGGGACCCGAAACGCCACGTCATCCCGTTCGAGAAGATGCCGCCCCTCCGCGATGTGATGGGCATCGGGATGGACTACGGGACCACGAACACGACCGCGGCGCTGATGCTCGGCGTCACCGACGAGCAGAAGGTCGACAAACACGGCCGCACCGTCCCGCACTCCCGGCTCGTGCTCATGGACGAGTGGCGGTACAACCCGAAGGATCACAACGACGTCCGCCTCACGGACGCCGCCCTGTCGCAGCGCTTCCGCGACTGGCTCCCGAAAGACCACACCCCGTACCCGCTCACCATCACTCCCCGGTTCCTGATGCTCGACCCGGCCGCCGCGTCCATGCACATGCAGATGCAGCAGGACCTCCGCGGCACCGGCCTGTCCCCCTGGCCCGCGGTGAACGACGTCCTCCCCGGGATCAAGACCGTCGCGAACCTCCTCGACAATGACCAGCTCATCGTCACCGACCGGTGCGAAGGCTGGAACACCGAGGTCACCGAATATCGGTGGGACGCGAAAGCCACCGACGCCGGCGAGGACGCGGTCGTGAAAGAAGACGACCACTCCCTCGACGCGGGCCGCTACATCACTCACTCCACGAGCAACTACTGGACGATGCAGCTCGCTGCCTGACCCGAAGGGGAACCCATGCCGATCCCCGACCCGAACACCCCCTGGCTGCCCGCACCGTGGGACTACGCGTACAAGGCGTTCGCGGAGAACGACGCCTGGTACACGGGTGACACGGCGGCGCTGCAGAAGCTGTACCAGCGTGACCAGGCAGCCCGGGCGACGCACACCCACCGTGGCCAGCAGATGCACGGCGGGCTCGTCGGCGCCGCATCACGCATGTTCTGGGGCCGCCCTGTCCCGGCGGGAGAGAACCGCACCCGCCTGCACGTGCCCGCACCGGCGGATCTCGCTGCGCTCGCGTCGGACCTGGTGTTCGCGGAACCTCCCGAGGTGAAGCTCGAGCAGAAGCTCCGCGCCTCGAAGCGTGCTCAGGAACGCCTCGACTTGATCGCGAACGGTGACGAGGCGCATGCCACGTTCAACCAGATGGGCGAGCTCAAGTCGGCGCTCGGAGCTGTCGCGCTCGTCGTCCGCTGGGACACCGAAGTCGCCGATCACGTGTGGCTGGAGCCGTCCGCCGCGGACGTCATCATTCCCACGTTCCGGATGGGTCGCCTCGTCGAGTGCACCCTCTGGTCCGAGTACGTGAAGGGGTCCGTGTACTACCGGCACCTCGAACACCACGGTGTCGGGTACATCGAGCACGCCCTGTTCGCGGGCTCCGACAACAACCTCGGCCGGCGCGTCCCCCTCGGTGAGATCGCTGAGACGAAGACGTACGCTGACCTCGTTGACGGCGACTCCCGCATCCTCACGAACATCGACCGGCTGACCGTCGTGTACAACCCAAATATGCCGACCGCGGCGTGGCGAAAGAAGGGCGTCCTCGCATACACGGGACGGTCCGACTTCGCACAGCTGCACTCCCTGTTCGACAGCCTCGATGAGACGTTCTCCTCGTGGATGCGGGACCTGCGCCTCGGCGCCGGGAAGATCCTCGTCCCAGAAGCGGCCCTTGACTACAACGGTCTCGGTCAGGGCGGATCGTTCGACGGCGGCCGTGAGGTGTTCGCTGGGCTGAACATGCCCGGCGACCCGTCGAAGGTCGCGTTCGACAAGGTGCAGTTCGAGATCCGTGTCGAGCAACACGAGAAGACCGCGTTCGCGATCTACCGGGAGATTCTCCGCAAGGCCGGGTTTTCGCAGTCCGCGTGGGGCGACTACACCGGCGTGACGGCACAGATGACGGCGACGGAGATATCCGACCGGGAGAAGGCGTCCGAGCGCACCCGGGACAAGAAGATCCTCCACGAGCGTGTCGCCATCGGACGTGCGGCGTCGGTGGCGCTGGAGATCGACGGGCTCGTGTTCCCCGGCAAGGGCGGCGGCCGGTTCGACCAGCCGACCGTGGTCTTCCCCGACGTGTCCCAGGAAGACCCGGAGAAGCTGGCCCGCACCCTCACGCTCCTCGATACCGCTGCGGCGATTTCGCTCGAGCAGAAGGTGCGCCGCGCGAACCCCGACTGGGAAGACGAGCAGATCAGCGCCGAGGTCACGGCGATTCGAGCCGAGCGTCCCGCTGTGCCCGACCCCGCCGGCTTCACGGGCGGCGACGTGGAGGTCAGCGAGCTACCAGTCGCGTGAGGTTGCCGTCCAACGCCCCTGGGGATCCCAGAAGCCGAACGGCGTCGTCGGTCGCTCGAGTTGCGGCTCGAGCGCCAGGTGCCATTCCCGGTGAACCTCGTGATTCCCCTTCGCGATCAGTGCGCCACAGTGGCTACATTCGCGATCCTCTGCTTCTGCCATGCCGCGATCGTATCGGTCCAGTGTGCGGAGGTGCAGGATGGCCCTCTTCGTCCCGAATCCTGAACGCGAGTCCGTCGAGGAACTCATCGAGGAACTCTCGGTGTACCTCGCCCAGCGGTACCGGGACGCCGAGGACGCGCTGATCCGTGAGGTCGCGAAGCAAGCGGCGCGGGACTTCCGACTCGCGTCGCTGATGCCGACCGCTCCGGGCGGGATGGGAATGACCGCGGCGGAGCGCCGCCACTGGAACCGACTGAACGCCGAGCTCAACGCTCACCGCGCCGCTGCGACCCGTGAGCTGCAGGCCCGGGCAATCCAGATCGTGTCCGACCTGCGCGCCGAGGGCATGGCGTCCCGCCTGATCGAGATCGCCGCATCCGAGGGCGAGGCGGCGGCCGCCGCGTCGCTCCGGTTCGCTGGGCTGCAGGCGGTTGCCCCGATCTCCGGGACATCGTCGCGGGCCGTCGCCATGGTGGCCCTGTCGCTCGAGAACCGGCTTGAGGTGCTGAACCAGCGCCTCACCCGGTACCCGCAGGACGCGTATCAGCGGATCGTCGCGATGTACTCGCCGAACACGCTCCTCGGTGTGACGACGTCGCGTGTGCAGCAGGCCGCCACCGTGCAGCGGTTCCACGCCGAGGGCATCACCGGGTTCGTCGACAAGTCGAATCGTCGCTGGACGGTTGGCGCGTACGCGGAGATGGCCGGCCGCACCACGATCAACCGGGCGTTCAACGACGCCGGCATCTGGCGGATGGGGCAGGCTGGCATCCACCTGGTCACGGTGGTCCGCGGCCTCGACTCGTGCCGTAAGTGTGCGGCGTGGGCGGGCGCGATCCTCTCCACGGACGGCACCACCGGCACCGTGAACCTTCCTCACGCGACGGTCGATGGCGCCACGGTCCCCGTGTTCATCGCCGGGACGGTGGAGCAGGCACGCGCCGCAGGCTGGGGTCACCCGAACTGCCGGTGCCGTCTCGTCGCATACTCCCCCGGTCTCACGATCCCGCAGGAAGACACGACGTACGACGAGGTCGCAGAGAAGGAGCGTGCGCAGCAGCGTGCGTTCGAGCGGGAGATCCGCTCCGCGAAGCGCCGTGAAGCCTCCGCGATGACCGACACCGACCGTCGGAAGGCCGCCCGCGACGTGCGCGACGCGCAAGCCGACATGCGCGAGTTCATCCGCGACACCGGCCGGCTCCGCCAGTCGTACCGCGAGCAGCTCGGGTTCGCCGACGGCCGCGGAGTTCCGGCCCGCCCCAGCACTTCGTCCGCAGCGCCGCCGGCAGCACCACGGCCGCTCGTCGCCGCCGATCGAGTGTCCGCTCGAACGCTCGGCGACGTTCGCCCGTCGAACCGCGGAACGCAGACCGTCCCCGACGGGGCGTTCCCGCGGCCGCACGAGCTCGCCACCGGTGACCGCCTCGCCCGTGCAGGCATCAACGTCCAGTGGCGGGTCGAGGACTTCACCCACGGGGTGAAGAACCCGGACGTCACCATCGACGGTCAGGTGTGGGACTTCAAGAGCCCCGAGGGCGCGGGGAAGAACACGATCTCGAACCAGTTCTCACGCGCGAAGGAACAGGGTGTGCGGCGTCTCGTCATCGACCTCGCACGCAGCCCGCTCGACGGCCCGACCGCTCTGGCCGAGGCTCGCCGACGGCTGGCCGGGAGCGACTGGTTCACCGAGGTGATCTTCATCGACCGGAGCGGCACCGTGACCCGGCTCACCCGGGAATGACGAACGCGGCCCGGCTGTCCGAGGGGACTGCCTGCCGCGTTCACCACCGATTCTACGCGCTCACCTGGGCGGAGTACAGACCATCCCGGCAGGGGTCAACGCGGCTAGATCCCCATGTCTGCTCCCGGCGAAGGCTGCCCATGACGTGCGCTGCACCTTTCTCAGCGCGAGGCAGACCTGCCCCCGCCGGGGTCACTTTCGGTGGCGGATGAGAGCCCAGCGCCCCACGGTCAGCACGGGTACGGGCGACTCCGGCGCGGTCCTGGTGGCCTTGTCCGAGATCTCGTCGATCAACGTGTCGAGGTCTCGCGCCCGATTGTCCGCCACCATGCTCATCACAAGGACCGCGGCAGCCAGCCCTCCCCCGACGGTGTAGATGATCCAGTCGGACATCGCGAGCCCTGCAGCGAGGAGAGCCACGCCGATCGTCGTCGCGGTCCATCCGGACGCCGCAGCACTCTTCAGCCTCGCTGCTCTGCGTTCCAGCACGCCGACGGCGAAGGCTGCGTCGAGAGGATCCGGACGGTCGCTCGCTTCGAGCCACTGCCGCACTTCCTTCGCGAGGCCTCTTCCTCCCGAACTGCGGACAGCACCTCTGTTGAGCGTCATGTCCGAACACTACAGACTCCGTGCCGTCGTCGGCCCTGCACTGCGGCGGCACGGTCTCACTTCCCCGTACGCAGGGTGCGGGGTGACCGATGAGCAGGAGGCTCACCATGAACCACCATCAGCACCGTCTCCCGGTCGCGATCGACCGCGACGGCATGGCGCAGATCGGCCTGACGCCGTTCCAGTTGCGCGGCATCCGCTTCGCCGACGGCGAAGGCGGCGGCGCACCGGCCGCTCCCGCAGCGCCCGCAGCGACCGCAGCC